CCTAATCTACCGTTAACAGTTTGATTACCTCTTATTCTAATGTCAGTTGTGGTACCGTCATCAAGGTCAAGTAAAACTGCAGGACTATCAGTACCTATTCCTACGTTTTCCGAGCTGTCAATAGTTATACCTCTATTGGATATTGCGCCTCCACCACCATTTTGAATTTGCAGTTTATTGGTTGAATTATCAAGAAGTATTTGCGCATAATTATCATCATCTGCATCCCCAAAGGCAAGAATAGACAGCCCATTAGTTGTATTGGAGTTTATATTGACAACACTTGAAGTAGTGCCATTTACCGTAAGTTGCCTTGTAGGATTATCAGTACCTATTCCAACGTTTTGGCTATCATCAAGAGTCATTGTTTTAGCACCACCTGAATAAAGTGCTAAATCATCAGCAATAGCAGCAACCCTAACCTTATTGTCATCTGTTGTATTTGCATCTTTAATATCTATAAATGCTGCTGATGTAGATGTGCTTTCAAATCTTGCTACACCTTGTTGGCTTGATATTGCGTGTAATGCTCTTTCTGGGGCAAGCGTTCCAATACCCACTCGATTGGCAGCACTATCAACGTATAAAGTGTCAGTATCTACTGTAAGGTCTCCTGTGATTGTAGCAGCTCCTACTTCTATTGAGTTAGTAGTAGTGTTGCCTCTTGTTGTAACAGCGTCTAAAGTGTCGCTTTCTGCTGTGAGGTAAGTGTTAGAATCTATTGAGCCATCTGCTTTTAAGAACTCTGTAGATGATCCTCCTGTTTTTACGATTGTAGTGGCTTCTAATCCTGCTACCTGAATGTCTGCTAAAGCATATCCTGTGCCTGCCGTATCAACTGTAGTAGTAGGCTCTACCTCTAAGCCTTTAAACAGCTTAAAAGTGTCAGTATCAGAAGCATCCTTAAATAACCCTGCAAACTTAGTAGTAACACCTGAATCTAAAGAGTACTTAGCATAGAATCCTGTATCTACTGAGTTAGCATCATTAGCAATAGCCAAAGCAATTAGTGGATCTTCTACTGATAGTGTCTGAGTGTTTACTGTGGTAGTAGTACCATTTACTGTTAGATCATTGCTAACTATCAAGCTGCCTGCTATTGTAACATCATCAGGTAAGCCTACTGTGTAAGATGGTGCGCCTCCTAGTGCTTGATTAGCAGTTCCTGTTATTTCTATTTGGTTTGTAGTGCCATTGATTGTGATTTCTGTGTTACCCTGTACGGCTGTGTTAGCAGTTGAGCCATAATCTACCGCAATAGTGGGTGCTGATCCTTCTCCTGTGTTGCTTCCAATAGTAACTCCTGTACCTGTTCCTAAGTTAGCTACATAGTCTCCTGTGGTATCTGTTCCTAGTGCTACTGAGTCAGGCTGAATAGTGGCGGCTATTGTAATATTAGCAGTACCATCAAAGCTAGCTGATCCTGCTACGTCTCCTGATAGTGCAATATCTCTAGCTGTTTCTAAAGCAGTAGCTGTACCTGCATTTCCTGTTACTGCTCCTGTTACATTTACATTAATAGTATCAGGAAGTCCTACTGTAAAAGTCTGATCTGTTAAACTAACCTCCACCTCATTGGCTGTGCCTTGAATAGTCATTATCTCAGAATCCAAATCTACTGATGAGGTTGTAGTGCCATCTGTTATATCTAAGTCCTGAGCTGTAACTTGAGAATCTACATAGGTCTTAATAGCTTTTGCTGAAGCTAAAGTATCATCTGATGCTGAAACAGTAGTCAAATCTGTGTCTAGTACTCCTGCTTTTAAGTTATCTACCTCTAAGTTTGAGATAGTATTATTATCAGCATTTATGGTTTTATTAGTAAGCGTTTGAGTGCCTGTAAGCGTTGCTACTGTGCTGTCAATATTAACTGTAAGAGTTTGCCCTGATGCTACCGTATCAATTCCTGTACCTCCTGCAATATCTAGCACCTCAGAATCTAAGTCCACACTTCCTGTTCCTGTATCACCTTGAAAATCTAAGTCCTCTTGAGTAAGAACTGATTTAACATAAGCAGTAGTAGCCACCTTTGTTGAGTCGTCAGAAACAGCTTGAGTAGTAGCAGTAGAACCATCAGGTAAAACAACACCTGCGCTAGGAAAAGCTATAGTAAGGCTTTGACCAGTTGCTGTAGTTTCTATTTGATTAGCAGTACCTCCAATAGTGAAAATCTGAGAGTCTAAATCTACAGAGCCAGTACCTGAATCTCCTGCAAAGTCTAAATCCTCTTCTGTAATTTTTGCAGCTACATAATCTATAATGGCAGCAGAAGTAGGAATAGATGTATCATTATCGTTATTTTCAATACCATCAGCCTCATCTACAAACTTTGTTATAGTGATAGCTTCTCCTGTGTCTTTCAAAGAGCCAAACTCAATAGTCCCCTCTGCTTTAAGATCACCAGCTGTGTTTAAGCTGACACCTGAGCCATTACCAACTCCATCTGTAATCTCTTGAAGAGTTGCTGCTAGCTCTCCATTGTCATTTACTTTAAGGAGCGACTGATAAGTATCCTTAATTGTGTTTCCTGTTAGTGTTGCCATTTTTTGTTATTTTATTTAAGTACTGTTTTAGTTTTGTAATATTGGTTTGCTTTGGTTTGTATTTCATAGCACCCATCCATTAAAGTTAGCATCGTGTGAAGGATAGATGTCATCATTTGAGTTAGATGTGTACTCAGGAAACTTGCTTAGATTGAATGTCATATAATCTATGAATCTTCTTGTGTAGTATTCTGCTATGTCTAATTCCTTTTGCACTAAGTAATCTACCTCCTCTTTAGAAACTGTTTCTGCTGTTTCGCTAACGTGCTTATAAATACCTCCGTTTTTAATCGTATAGGCTGCAAATGGCAAGTAGTCCACCATAGCATAGTGTATCAGCATAGGCTGTACATAAGTGTTTACTAGTGTTAAATAGTCTCCTGTTAAGTTACTAGCTAGAATGTCATTGCTAATCTTGTTGTATAAATCTGATCCTAGATAGTTTCTGACGTGAATCTCTTGTGCAATTTTGATAAACTGAATAAACTTATCAGTATCTACGTTGCCATCTAAGACACTATTTCTTACTAGATCCGTTCTTGTTATAAAAAGTGCTGTAGCCATTATCCTCTAGGTTTTAAAAATCCTCTATTTTTCATATCTTTTGGTCTCTTAGCTACTTTAGGATCATTTACCTCAGGAGTAAAGCCTTCTTTCTTTGCTTTATTGACGCTTATCTCTGCATTAGGATTAGTAGCATCAGGATTAACCCCCTTAGCCATATAGGTTTTTCTCATCCAAAAGTGATGACAATCTCCTCCTCCTTTATATAGCCAAATATCATAAGTACTAGCTCCATTTGGACCCCATCCTGCATTAACTGCTCTTTGACCCATAGCTTGAATATCCTCTTTTCTATAAATCTTTTTAGCAGCTACCATCTTTTGACAAAACTCTCTTGAGTTATCTGAGGTTTTTAGTGGTGCATATTGGTATCTTACTTTGAATCTTAGGTTATCCTCTTCTCCATCTTGCTCGCTCTTCGCATTTGGTCTAGCAGTTCCTGTAGAGGCTAGTCCTATCATTTTATCCAAAGCTTCTTCTTGATCGTAATCTACTTGTCTTTCATCAACAAGCACCCAGTTATCTAAATCCTCATCTTCTCCAAACTCTTGCAATAGGTCTGCAAGCTCCTCAGTAGCCTCAGGATTTTGCTTGCTCATTTTTACTCCTGTTTCTTCTTCTCTTGTTTCATCATCTACCACATTTTCTAAGTCTGTAAATTCTAGTGGCTGTAGAGTTTTAAAGTATAGATTAAGAGAAATGCTGTTATAAGCTAGTATCTGATCAAAAGCATCTATCAATAAAGTTTGAAAAGGTCTGATAACTGTGTTATCCATCAAAATAGAGGCTGTTTTAAGCTCGTCTGCGTTGTTTCCTAGTCCTGTGTTATCCTTGATACCTAAAAGCATAGGAGAAACGATTCTATGGCTTACTAGGATCTTTCTAGCACTCTCATCTGATAAGAACTGATACTGATTGTGAGCATCTGATAGTTGAACTGGCTCAATATTAGCCTGTGCATCTGCATTGTCATTAAAGCTAAGAATAAACTTTCCTGCATTTGAGCTGCCTGAGAACTTCTCATAAATTTTATTCTCAATCAATCTTCTCTGCTCCTCATTAGGCACTCCATTATTGAAGTTGATAAGCATAGATGGTGCTAAGCCATTTAGGATATTATTTAAATGATAGTTAGAAATTTCCTCCTCTAGCTCGCTATACTGTAGTCCTCCTTGATAATCTACTGGTGAGTAGTAATAGAATCCTGCTCTGTAAGGCTTAACTACATAAATCTCTATTGACTCTCTGCTATATCCAAAGCAAGGTATTCTTTTAGGCTCATCTGTAGGCTTCATATTTGCCCAGTCCTTAAAATAGTAGTAAGCCTCTATATCTCCTTCTTCATTGCATTTCTCAGCTCTTAGTGTTTCAATAGGAAAATGCTCTACCTGAGCTACTTTTGTTCTGTCCTTAGAGTAGATAATCTGCATTGCACAGCTACCCATTAATTTTAAGTCAAAAACTAGCTTTCTTACACAGTCTTTTTTAAGC